CATTATGAGTGTAAAGACTCTGGTGACTTTGCTTCTAACTTAGTTAAGTGGGCAGAGGTTGTTCGTAAGACTTTTGATGATGGTGGTTGTGATGAAAACATTACGACTAGAAGATTGACTCACATTGTGAGAGCATTCTCTATCTTCAAAAAAGAAGCTAAAGCGATTGAGCTGTGCTTGAATAGATTTGATGAAGTCACTAAAATGGCTTTCTTAGATCTTTACTCTAAGATCTCTGCTGGGGAAGATTTACTTCCTGAAGCAGCAGAGGTTGAAGAAGATAGAAATCCATATACATCTGAATCGGAGGGTATATAATGTCAGACTTAGTTGAATATTATTCACTAACAAAGTTCCAAAAGAGGTGGGTAGATAACATGATAGAGATCTACCCAGACCTCTCATCTGGTGGTGCAATAACATTGGAACAATGTACTGAAGGAATTGTTAAGCTGAAAGCAAAACATGAAGCTGATAAATCCTTTCCTAAAATTGGCACACCTAACTGGAATTATAAGATTAACAAGATCGACAAAGGCATCTATTTCTTTCCTGCTCCAAATGCGGATCCTGAAATGGCGATTCGTGAAGCAGATGATATTAGAGTTTCTCGTTTACCAGCACCAAAGTTTGTCATAAAAGACGAGGAAGATGTGGACTTTGTCCAGGAACTGAAGGACTTCGGTATTAATATCGAAACTACTAAAGAAGATGGCACTTCAGTTCCTGACTTGAGGAATTCATCTGTTATTGACTGACGATAGCTGATGATAGAAAGGGAAGGACTGCCATCTCCTTCCCTTTTGCTATTAGAGTGGTAGGACTCATGGTGAAACTGGATATCACACTAGTCTTCTAAACTTGTATTACAGGTTCGAGTCCTGTTGAGTTCGCCACTTTACTTTTAAGTTTTTTTAATATAAGATTGATAATATGAATAAAAAAGATGAGATCCCCTATAAATTTTCTGAAGACGAACTAATAAATGAATTTAAAAAATATATTGATAAGACCTATGGTGGTCACTATTCAAAAAACTCTTTTCAAGCAAGTGAGTTTATAATTGATTGTGGTCATGGTATGGGATTCTTTATGGGCAATGTACTGAAGTATGCCCAAAGGTATGGTAAGAAAGATGGATTTAATCGATCTGACATATTTAAAATACTTCACTATGCATTGATGGCATTACATCAACATGATAAAACTAACAAGGAGAAATAATTATTATGAAAATTTCGAAAGAAACATTGAGTGTCCTTAAGAACTTTGCTACCATAAATGGCAATATTCTAATAAAAGCTGGAGATCGTTTATCAACTATCTCTGCACAAAAAAATGTTATGGCTTCCACTTCTGTCAAAGAAAGTTTTGATAGAGAGTTTGGAATCTATGACTTAAATGAGTTCTTGGGTGTGTACAGTCTGTTTGACGCAGATCCCGAACTTAACTTTGATGAGAAGTTTGTCACTGTGGCAAATGGTAAATCTAAAGTAAAATATTATGCTGCAGATCCATCTGTGTTGGCATCGCCTACCAAAGATGCTTTGCCTGTAGATGAAGATATTAAATTCGATCTTCCTCGTAGCATGTACGATATGATTATGAAGACATCATCTGTTTTAAGATCTAATGATATTAGTATCATTGGTTCAGATGGTAAACTATCTGTTGTCGTAGCTGATAAGAAGAATGCTACATCTAATTCCTGGGATGCTATTCTAGGTGATACTGATAAAGACTTTAAAGTTAATTTCAGGATCGATAATTTTAAGATGTTAGATGGTGATTATGAAGTCACTATATCTAAAAAGAGAATCTCGAAGTTTGCTTCTAAGATGAATGACTTGACTTATTTCATCGCAGTTGAAGCTGATTCTACTTTTGACTTTTAATTATTAATGGAATTTATATTATGGAAAACCAATTTCTGTGGGTTGAAAAATATCGACCACAAACTATTGATGAATGCGTCCTTACCGAATCATTAAAGGATACATTTAAAGAGTTTATTGCAAGTGGGCAACTGCCGAACTTTCTGTTCTGTGGTACTGCTGGTGTAGGTAAGACTACAGTGGCGAAAGCACTCTGCAATGAAGTCGGTGCTGAGTATCTGTTTATTAATGGTTCAGAGGAATCTGGCATTGATGTGATACGAACAAAAATCAAAAACTTTGCTTCGTCTGTTTCCCTAACAGACTCAAAGAAAATTGTTATTCTTGATGAAGCAGATTATCTGAATCCAAACAGTACTCAGCCAGCACTTAGAGCATTTATCGAGGAGTTCTCAGGGAACTGTCGATTTATATTCACATGTAATTTTAAGAACAGGATTATTGAGCCACTTCATTCTAGATGTGCTGTTATAGAGTTTAGAACTACTGCTAAGGATAAACCAGCAGTTGCTACTTCCTTTTATAACAGGGTAGAGGGCATTCTAAAGGGAGAGGATATTAAGTTTGAGCAGAAAGCTGTTATTGAACTTATACAAAAACATTTTCCTGACTTTCGTAGAGTATTAAACGAACTACAAAGATATTCAGTATCTGGTATTATAGATTCTGGTGTCATGACTAATGTAAGTGACGAGTCTTGGAATAATCTATTCCTATTACTTAAAGACAAAAACTTCAAAGATGTTCGTAAGTGGGTCACTAAAAATAGTGATATTGAAACAACCCAATTATTTTCTGATTTATTTAATAATGCTAATGCAAAATTAAAGCCAGACTCAGTACCACAGCTGGTATTGATATTGGCTGACTATCAATACAAAGCAGCATTTGTCGCTGACCATGAACTTAATAAAATGGCAGCACTTACAGAGATAATGGCATCCTGTAAGTTTAAATAATGGCAAATCCATTTCTCTACATAAACAATATCACCAACGACAAGAAGGATTTATTTAAGGATAATCCACTTGCCGAAAAGGATTATGCACCCTTTATTGTCAATCGTGGACTAGGATATTATCCTGATACAATCATGCAGGCAAACATGATGAATCGCTATCATGATATCCCAAGGTCTTGGCAATACTATTTTTTACTAAATACTATTGAAAAAGGCAAAAGGTTTTCGAAGTGGCATAAGCAAGATAAACAGACCGAGTCCTTAAAACTGGTTATGGAATATTATGGATATTCTCCAGAAAAGGCTCGTCAGGTGATGGATATATTAACAACTGACCAGATGAGCATTATTGAACAAAAATTAAATAAAGGTGGTAAATAAAAATGTCAGTTGAGATGATACATTACGATTGGTCTCCAGAGTCTATGTTAGAAGTGACTCTGCCAGAACCAGATAACTTTCTGAAAGTGAGAGAAACCCTTACAAGAATCGGGATATCTTCCCGAACAGAAAATAAATTATTCCAGTCTTGCCATATACTTCATAAACAAGGCAAGTATTTCATAGTACACTTCAAAGAACTATTCGCATTAGATGGTAAAGAATCTAATATTGCTAATAACGATATAGAGCGAAGAAACACGATAGCTGTATTACTACAGGATTGGGAGCTCTTAAAAATTGTTAAATCTGAGCAAGCAGAGCCAAAAGCATCCTTGTCTCAGATAAAAGTTTTATCCCATAAAGATAAATCTTCTTGGGAATTAGTGCCTAAATATAATATTGGCAAGAAAAAATAAGGAGTTTAAATGGCTGACGCAAAAATTAGTGAATTACCAGTATTAGCGACTCCAGAGTCTATAGACAAATTACTGGTTGTTGACACTTCTGAATCTACTACAAAACATATTACATATGGAAACTTAGTATCTGCACTGCAAGGTGCAAATGTGACATTGGCATCACTAGGTGATGTTGATACGACTGGTGTTTCTAATGGGCAAGTATTAAAATACAATGCTTCTGCTAGTGAATGGCAACCTGGATCCGATACAGCTGGTATCTTATATACTGACTTATCAGCGATTAATGCTTCAGCATCAGGTGGAGGATCTCTAGCATTTAATAATGTCACAGGTGTATTTACTAACACTCCTGCCGACCTATCAACTTTCATAACAGCATCATCTTCTGATGCTCTTACTAATAAGACTGGTAATATTTCAATGTTCACTAATAATAGTGGATATATTACTGCATCTTCATCTGATACACTTACCAATAAAGCTGGTAATGTTGATATGTTTACTAACAATGCTGGGTATCTAACTGGAGCATCTACTGATACTCTAACAAATAAAACCATTGATGCTGATGGTACTGGCAACTCTATTACAAATATTGAAAATGCTAACATAAAAGCATCTGCTGCAATTGATGCTACTAAGATAGCTGATGGAACTGTGACTGACACAGAGTTCCAACATATTAATACACTATCATCTAATGCTCAAACGCAAATAAATGCGAAAGCAGATACTTCTTCACTGGCAGCATCGGCAACTACTGATACAACTAATGCTACTAATATTGCATCGGGAACTTTAAACAAAGCTAGATTGCCTTCGTCTATTGACGCAGATACTACTGGGAATGCTCTTACAGCAACCACTGCCACAACTGCTACTAATTCAACTAATTTACCAAGTACAACACTCGGAGCAAACCAAACTTATGGAATGTGGTATGTATTCGACTCCACAGCAGGAACTAACATTTATGCTATTGCTGTTGGTGGTACTGTATCAGGAGACAAACTTTGGTATCACTCTGGAACATTATCTACTACTAACTTGGGTCCAGGATATCAAGGAAACTTTGCTCCACCAGCATCAGCTTCAGGTTTAAATCCTGGAGACTCAGGTGGTTTGAATGATTGGTCACAAGTAGATTCGACAGGTTCTTCTACTTGGAAAAACATGGGTCCACAACAAGCTGTTTCATATGATCCAGCAAGTGCCGACTGGTTTAAAGTACCAGCACTATTCGTGAGAGTTTCTTAAGATATTTTCACAAAAAGACTTGAAATTTTGAAAATGATACCTATATATTATATAGAGAATGCCATAATGGGTTCTCGTTTAAACAACTCGCTTCATAAAGGAGGAAACTAAATGAACGCACATATAAACATGTGGTCTCAACTAAGACCATTTTCAGTCGGTTTTGATAACCTATTTAATCAAATAGATAATGTCAATGCCATCCACAAACAAGAAAGCTACCCACCATACAATATAAGGAAAGTCTCGGAAGAGGAATTCGTTATTGAAATGGCTGTGGCTGGATTTTCTAAAAAAGATATTGCAGTTGAACATCAGGAAAATGTTCTGACAGTTAAGTCAGTTCCTAATGATGATGATGCTGACGATGAGTATGTACATAGAGGAATCTCTAAGAGAAACTTCACTCGTACATTTACAGTTGCTGATGATGTAATAGTCAAAGGTGCTAAGATGAAAGACGGAATGCTTTCTGTCGAACTTGAAAGGATTATTCCTGAAGAAAAAAAACTTAAAGTCATAGACATTAAGTAAATTAACAAGACTCCCCACCCGATGGTGGGGAGCACCACTTTAACATGGAGATATTATGAGTGATAAACAAATTAAATTATTAATGATGACCTCTGGTGAAATTATAGTTGCTGAAATAGTGGCTACTGACACCGAGACTTATGAAACTAAAATGCCGAGTATGCTGGTGACTGATCCAGGATCGGATCCTACAAAACAACAAGTTGGTCTTGCACCATATTGTCCTTATGGAAATCCAGAATATTCAATTATGTTTTATAAGACAGCAGTACAATCTGTTGTGACACCAACCGAACAATTAAAAGATGAGTATGAACGAATCTGGGGCAATCCTTCAGGATTGGTGATGCCAGAGAAGAAATTAATTGTATAACTTTACTTTTAACAAATAAAAGAGTAGAGTTGTATTAATGAAGTTTTATACAAATGTTCACCCACATGGCAATCAATTACTAGTCAGATATGTTTCTGGTGGTAAAAGACGAGCAGAAAAAATACCTTTCAAACCCAGTGTATGGGTGACGAGAGGTAAAGGCGAAACACCATACAAAACTCTCAAAGGGCAACCTGCCTATAAAATCCAACAAGCTAATATAAGAGATGCAAAATCTTTTGTTCAACAATACCAAGAAGTCATGGATGTTCATGGTCAGACTCAATGGCATTATCAATATATGCATGACGAGTTTAAAAATGATATTGAATGGGATAAAGATCTTATTAAGATTTGGTCTATTGATATTGAAACTGAAGCTGAAGAAGGATTCCCTAATATTGAAAGAGCCAACGAGAAACTTCTTTTAATTACTTTACAAGATAACCATACCAAAGAAACTGTCACTTTCGGAACTAAAGAATATACAGGTGATGCACAGCAACATAATAATTGGCGATATGTATATTGTAGAGATGAAAAGATTCTCTTTAATAAATTCCTAGACTATTGGATATTAAATTATCCAGATGTTATTACTGGATGGAACTCTCAGTTTTTTGACCTCGCATATTTATGGCGAAGAATGTGTCATGTAATTGGTGAAGACCATGCTCGTAGATTATCCCCTTGGAAGATTGTACATGAACGAGAGATATTTGTAAAAGGTAATAAAGAGTTCGCCATAGCAATCGCAGGTATTGCTCAACTTGACTATCTTGACCTCTATAAGAAATATACATATACTGCTCAGGAATCTTATCGTTTAGATAACATAGCATTCGTTGAACTTGGTGAAAAGAAACTTGACCATAGTGAGTACGCAACATTCTCAGAGTTTTATAAAAACGATTGGAATAAATTTGTTGATTATAATGTCGTTGATACCAGATTGGTTGACAGACTAGAAGATAAGATGAAGCTGATTGAACTTCAACTAACTATGGCATATAATGCTAAGATTAATTATGATGATGTATTTTCTCAGGTTCGTATGTGGGATATGATTGTTCACAATTATCTGATGAAAGTAAATGTCGTAATACCACCAAAGTCAAACCAAGATAAATCTGCCAAATTTGAAGGAGCATTCGTAAAAGATCCGATAGTTGGTTTACATAAATGGGTCGCTTCCTTTGACTTGAACTCACTATATCCGCATTTAATTATGCAATATAATATCTCCCCTGAAACACTACAACAAGAATCAGTTGAGAAAGGTGTTGACCATTATCTTAAACATCCTGCTCAAGAATCTGATTATGCTGTTGCTGCAAATGGTTCTCAATATAGAAAAGACTTTAGAGGTGTATTCCCATCTATTATGGAAGACTTCTATAATCAAAGAAAGATTGCTAAAAAAGAAATGCTTCAAGCACGACAATTATATGAAGATGAAAACGATCCTAGACAATTAAAAGTTATCTCAAGTAAAAACAATTATCAGATGGGAATGAAGATTGCTCTTAACTCTGCTTATGGTGCACTCGGCAACCAGTACTTTAGATATTTTGATTTAAAGATGGCTGAAGCTATTACTACTTCTGGTCAATTATCTATTCGTTGGATTCACGATAGAATGAATGATTATCTTAATAAGATAATAGGTACGAAAGATGAAGATTATATTATAGCTGTTGATACAGATTCTATATATGTGACATTCGAAAAACTTGTAGATAAAGTTATGGGAGAAAAACAATCTGACATAAATAAAACTATTAAGTTCCTAGACACAATATGTAATGAAAAATTTATGCCATATATAAATGAACAATATGCTGAACTTGCTACAAGACAGAATGCCTTTGCCAACAAGATGGTAATGGAAAGGGAAGTTCTAGCTGATAAAGGTTTATGGACTGCCAAGAAAAGATATGTTCTTTCAGTATATAATTCTGAGGGTGTATCTTATAAAAAACCTAAGATGAAGATTATGGGTCTAGAGATGATTAAATCTTCTACACCACATGCTGTTCGTGAATTATTGAAAGAGGTATTACCAACTGTTCTTCGTGGAACTCAATCTGATTTATATGCCTTTATTGAAAAAGCTAGAACGCATTTCAATGGACTTCCTGTTGAAGATATTGCTTTTCCTAGATCTGTAAATGGTTTGAAACAATATAAAGATTCTTCAATGATATATCGCAAGGCAACTCCTATTCATGTTAGAGGTGCTTTATTATATAATCATTATCTAAAAGAAAAGAATATTACTCTCAGATATAACACGATAAAAGAGGGTGAAAAGATTAAGTTTGTATATCTTAAGAAACCAAATACCATGAGGGAGAATGTTATATCCTTTCTAGATGTTATTCCTAAGGAGTTTGATATACATAAATATGCTGATTATGACCTTATGTTCGAGAAAGTATTCCTCGATCCACTAGAGATATTGGTACAATCGCTTCGCTGGAAGGTCAAAGAAACAGCGAGTTTGGAGGATTTCTTTTAATTTCAATGACTTACCACTGGTTTACTTTTAAGTTTTTTTCAAGTAATATTACTGATAATGAATAAAGTAATTACATTAATGGTCTTTCTGGGGATAACTATGTGTTCTCCTCCAGCTTACACTGCTCCTCTGACAAAGGTATATGGTCCAAACTGTACAACTGAGACAACTCAAATCGTACAGAATGGTATTATCGTATCTGAGATACAGACGACTACTTGTAAGGAAGAGACTAAAATGGGACATCAAAAGTTTGACCCAGATGCTAACGCAACTGATGCTTTACTATATGAAGCTGCACAACTGATGATGTATTCTGTTTTTGTTAAAGTAATTACTGAAATGAACTAGGAGATAATTATATAATGAAATATATTATTGGAATCAGTATCGGGATTGCTCTCACTTATTTTTATCCTGATATTGCTAATAACATAATTGAAATCGTGAAGGAGGTTTACCATGTCATCGTTTCAAAATTTTAAAACAATAATCTTAGTTGGAATGCTCGCTTTATTTGTGAGTGCGTGTTCGACAACTAAGATAACTCAAGAAGCTAATAGAGATGGTGTTCTAAATAAAGTGCCGACTTGGTACTTAGACCACGATGTTAAAAAAGGCATAATTAGAAACAGGGATGCTAACGAATACATTTATGGTGTTGGTTCTTCTGTATCTTATGACTTACAGTTTGCTCTAGATAAAGCTACTACTATTGCGAAGTCGGATTTAGCTGACCAAGTAAATGGTAGAATCACTCAAAATGAATCTATATATAAAGAAGAAGGATCTGGTGAAGGAGAGGATCTAATGATTGAAAGATCTACCTCTCAAACAAATAATATTATTTCACCAACTTCTCTTCCAGGATACGAAGAATGGAATAAAGATGTATTCATTACAGCCGATGGTTTGTATAGAGTATATGTTGGATTGAAATGGTCGGAAAACAAAAATAGATTGGCACCTAATATTCAAATGAATAAATTAGAGCCAGTTATTGTTGAGCCGACTAAGAATGAAGTTTAATTTAATAGGAGAATAATATATGGTTGGTTATTTAAACGACCTTATAGATAATCTTGATAATGAGTACGCAGGACTTGCGGAAAATGCTTTAGACTCTGATGTTCACTTTGTTGACACAGGGTCTTACGCATTTAATGCTTTATTAAGTGGATCTATATATGGTGGACTCCCAGGAAACAAGGTCACTGCCCTTGCTGGTGAAAGTTCTACAGGAAAAACATTCTTTGCTCTAGGAGTTGCTAAAAACTTTCTAGACATGGATAAAGAAGCAGGTGTTATATATTTTGAAACAGAGGGTGCTCTTACTAAGCAGATCCTCGAAGATAGAGATATTGATTCTAACAGGTTCGTGATTGTTCCTGTCACTACTATTCAGGAGTTTCGTACTCAAGCTGTGCGAATACTTGAAAACCATAAAAATGTACCAGAACCAGCTAGGAAGCCAATCCTATTTTGTTTGGACTCACTTGGTATGCTTTCAACCACCAAAGAAGTAGCAGATGTGGCAGAGGGCAAAGATACTCGTGATATGACGAGAGCACAATTAGTTAGAGGTGCTTTCAGAGTATTGAGTCTAAAACTAGCACAGCTTGATGTACCAATGATTGTGACAAATCATACTTACGATGTTATCGGATCTTATGTTCCTATGAAAGACATGGGTGGTGGAGGTGGCTTAAAGTATGCTGCATCTACAATCGTGTTCTTGGGTAAGAGTAAAGATAAAGATGGTACAGAAGTTGTCGGAAATATTATTAGATGTACTACACAAAAATCTAGATTCACTAAAGAGAATTCTAAAGTAGAATGCAAACTTAACTTTGAGAAAGGACTTTCTCGTTATCATGGACTAACAGATCTTGCAGTTGAAGCAGGTATCTGGGATGCTGCTGGTGGTAGGATTACTGTTGATGGAAAAAAAGTTTTCGGTAAGCATATCGCCAACGATCCTGAAAAGTATTTTACTGAAGATGTTCTTAAACAAATAGATGCCTTTACAAAAACTAAATTTATGTATGGTGGATCTACATTAGAGGAAATAGATGAAAAAGAAGTTGAGCGAGATAATTCAGGGGAATAACCCCAAGGAATATCTACCTATTCATTCTGCTAATGATTATGTCTCGGAAGAGGATTATCTAAAAGCAAAAGAAGAATGGGAAACTAAAAATTATCATACTGACAAGTTGCGAGCAACTGCTCAGGAACAATTACCCCACGAAGTCTTAGAAGAAACCAACGAACAAGGGTTTATGAAACTTAAAATCACAGAGGGTATTTTACAGGATAAGATTGTTTCCTTTGGTAAAGTAGCATTTCAACCCACTGAGGATGAAACTATTAAACTTGATTACAATTATGAGATCGAGGGTCCAGATAAATATAGGACAGTACCAAAGGTTGAAGTTGAAAAAATACTTGGTGACTTTTTAATGGCTATGATAAAAGAACAAATGGCTGAGAAGCAAGTTCTTTTCAGAGGTGGCGAAGATGAAATGAAAGAAGCAATCAAAGCAGTTGAGCCAGAGACCTATACATATTCCAAACAAATGCAAGATGAGATTGAGCCGATACAGGACGATTCTTGACTTTTAACTTTTTTTCAGATAGAATATAAATTATGCGTATTGAAGAAACTATCTTAAATAATCTATTACATAATGACGAGTTCTCACGCAAGGTGATTCCATTCATCAAGCCTGAATACTTTGAAGAACGCAATGAAAGAATATTGTTTGAGGAATATACAAAATTATTCCTTACATATAATAATGTTCCTAATCCAGACATGATTGCCAACGAGGTCTTTAATCGTAAAGACTTATTTGAAAACGACCATAAATCTATTCAAGATAAAGTTTCAGAATTAAAAGAAAATAATCCAGTAAATGAAACTTGGTTATATGATAAGACTGAAGAATGGTGTAAGGAAAGAGCAGTATATAATACTGTTATGGATGCTATTAAGATTATTGATGGTAGAGATAAAGTACATACCAAAGATGCTATTCCTAAAATGATGCAGGATGCTTTGGGTGTTTGTTTTGATAATTCTGTTGGTCATGATTATCTAGAAGATGCTGACGACAGGTTTGAATTTTATCATAAAGTTGAAGAGAAGATTAAGTTTGATATTGATTTATTGAATACTATTACTAGAGGTGGCTTGAGTAAAAAAACTCTTAACATTGCTATGGCTGGTACAGGTGTTGGTAAATCTTTGTTTATGTGTCATCATGCTTCATCAGTTTTGGCTGAGGGTATGAATGTTCTTTATATTACTATGGAGATGGCTGAAGAAAAAATATCTGAAAGGATTGACGCAAACTTATTGAACTTGGGTATGGATGAAATTAAAGTTATTGACCATGGGATCTTCAGTAAAAGAATTAATAAAATTAAAGATACAAACAAAGGTAAATTAATTGTAAAAGAATATCCTACAGGGTCTGCTCATGCTGGTCACTTCAGAGCATTACTTGAAGAACTAAAAATGAAAAAAGGTTTCAAGCCAGATATTATATTCATTGACTATTTGAATATCTGTGCTTCACAAAGATTAAAGATGGGATCTAATGTAAATACATATTCTTACATTAAATCTATTGCCGAAGAACTTAGAGGACTGGCAGTTGAATATAATTGTCCTCTCGTATCAGCTACTCAAACGACAAGAGGTGGTTATAATAATACAGATGTTGGTCTTGAAGATACTTCGGAGTCTTTTGGTTTACCAGCAACTGCTGACTTAATGTTCGCAATTATTGCTAGTGAAGAACTAGACAATATGGGACAATGGATGATTAAGCAACTTAAGAATAGATATTCTGATCCAAACTATTATAAAAGATTCGTGGTCGGAGTTGATAAGAATAAGATGCGATTATATAATGTAGAGTCATCAGCACAAACTAATATAATGGACGCAGGGCAAGAAGAAAAAGATGTCGGAGCTGTTTTCGACAAAAGTGAAGCTGGTGAAAGAATGAATTTAGAAGGGTTCAAAGTATGACAAAAGTAATAACAGCACCAAAGAAATTTGATTGTGAAGACAAGCTAGGATTATTTGGGGACGAAAATGATTATGAATTATTGTGTGATTGGGATTGCGACTTTTATGCACCCACTCCTATGGGTGAAGAAAACTCTGAAGCCAATATTATATTTAAGTTTAGAAAAAATTGGTTTACACAAGAACAACAAGATGAAGCATATAATGGTTTGCGTGAAGCAGCAGGTGCCACTGAGAATCGTGGTCTCGCAGCAGGTAGTGAAAAAACAGTTGCTCTAGGAACTAGAGATTGGGTCACTAATTATCATAATGCTTTACTACAATATTTTATGTCACCATCAGCTACACTTGATGGCTCGGATCCTGTAGAAGCTATACGACAAGAATATAAAGGTAGAGAAAAGATTGCCGATGACAGTCGTGGTAAAGTCTGGTTGGCACAGAAAGTAGCTGAAGAAGATTTCGTATTTGAAAACTGGGTTGAGGAAGTAAGAGTATTGCCTAGAGATGAAATGATTACAGAAGCAACAAGAGTAAATGATAAATTAACATCTACAACTTCTTATGCTAATTCAGTTTTCTCAGGTATCGCAGGATTCTTTGATAGATATCCTCGTATTCCTTTTGGTCGTCCTACAACTTTCACTAGAGATAATCCTGAGAAGTTTAAACAAGGATTCCCTTTCTTACAACAATTATCTAAAGGATTTGAAGAACTATTGCCAGTCAGGTATGGTAAACAAATGGAAGCATGTGATAAACTAGATTCAAAGTTTATTATTCCTGGGACACCATTTACTACTGCTACTGTTAATAAAACTTTCAGAACAGCTTATCATCGAGACTTTGGTGATTTACATGAAGGATTCTCTAATCTTACAGTCGTATCAAATAATGGTAAATATTCTGGTGGGTATCTAATACTTCCTGAATATAAAGTTGCTATTAATATTCGTCCTGGAGATTTGTTATTAATTAATAATCATGAAGGAATACATGGTAATACACCAATGGTTATGGAAGATGAAAGTGCTGAACGAATATCTTTCGTATGTTATTTCAGAGAGAAGATGTTAGAACTAGGAAGCTGGGATTATGAACGAGCTCGTGAAGATTATGTTATTGCTCGTAGAACTAATAAAGAACATCCTCTACAAAGAAAACTTTGGAATGGTATTAGTCCTGGGATGTGGGATGAGAAAGAATGGTATGACTTTCTTGAAAGTAAACTAGGAAGTGATGTGGTTTCTCAATACCACCCTGACAGTCAATCTTCCTCTCTAGCAGATTTCTTTTAATGGATTATAGAATATTTAAAAACACATACATTCGTGAGATTGATGGCAAAGGTCTTAATGTAGATAAAGATATGGTAAATCAATGCCTGTCTAATTATTCAAACTTTGATAATCTTGATGGTGCCATAGTTATGGACTGGGGCATGAACATAGGTGCTTTCGGAAGAATGCTACTTGATACAAATATAAAACAATATATTGGTGTAGAATGTCATCCTGAAAATTTTGAAGTATGTGAAAAGAATCTAGGGCATGATGAAAGATTTTGTTTAATTAATGCTGCAGTCACTACTCAAGATATTCCTGAGATAACTTTATATCTAACAGGAAGTAAACAAGAATTTTGTTCAGGCACTACTAATCCAAAAAGTAATGCTGCGAAGAACATGAGAAAAAATCAAGTCAAAGTTCCAACAGTACAAGCAAAAAAATTATTTGATATTTACCAACCAACACATTTAAAGTGTGATGTTGAGGGTGAAGAATATCGTATCTTTGAACCAGATTGGTTTATTCCTGAAAGTATCAAACAGATGTCTTTAGAGTTCCACTGGTCAGATAGAATACTATCAGATTATGAAAGCAATCAACGAGCCAAATTTATTGAGCAAGGTTTCAAACCTTTACAAGAACAATTAAATTTAGTCCCAGGAGATAAGCAAGTAATGTTCTTAGGTGAAGAAGTTAAGTACAGAAACATATGGGGTATGGATACTCTATATAAACGATGAAATATTTACACCCAGATAATAAAGATAAAGAATATAAAGATTGGCGACTCCCTGAGAATAGAGAACAAGGGTTCTTATTATGGTTAGATTGGCGACTAACTTATAACGATCTTGACCACTACATGCCAGCTAACACTTATCGTGATGCAACTGGCGATAAATCCCCTACACAAAAACCTATGACTGAGGAACAGAAAC